GCAGATTAAATTGTGCATCCGATAACCGGGCCATTATTTGAATAGCCAAAAGTGATATGGGATGTAACCTTTCGTGAATGGATGCCAAGACCATATTCGAAACGTGGTCACCTTCATTCGTTTGTATAGGTTTCACTAGAAATTTATCGATAATTCGATCTCTTTCTCGTGATCCTAACTCAAAGAATGTGGAGATTTTATCTTCGAATCTTTTCAAGTATGCTGTACGAACTCTTGTGAAGAGATCGTCAGCACCTAAGATACACCATGGGAAACCGGCTTGGCCGCTTTCCATAGTGCTTCTGAATGTTAAGATTACAGATAAAAGTTTCTTACCTTTCTTGCTAAGGAAAGGGAAGAACTCCGGGGAATAAAGTTCGAAACCAGGTATACTAATTTTCCATCGTTGTTTTAGGAATGTTAAGAAATCAGGTATATTATATAAACTCTGTCTAGTTGCTAATAAAAGATCAACTGGAAGTCCGGTGATTTCGATATCACCTAGGAAGATTCGCTTTGCGAATTCTCCAAAGACTGGTTTGTTTTCACTAACAAATCCTTTGTTCATATTAATACTGACTCCTAATTTTCCCATAACTTCAACGTACTTCTGAGCTACTTGGCGCGACATTATAGCCACGTCGTCTCCTAGGATTACATATTTGTTGAAATACGGAGTTCCAGCACAAAACCTTATAATAAGGTGATGTGTTATGGAGAATGTTATCCATGAGCTAAGAGCACCTAAAGGTTGTCCGACAGCCCATCTAACGACATTTCCTTGTGGAGTCTTAAAGTTCCTTTTCGCAATAACTGTTGACCATAGTTCTCCAATTTCCTTTCCGAAGATCTTAGTAATAACGATCTTTTGAATTGAAAGTGGAAGTCTATCTGTCGCAGAAGAAAGATCAAATGAGTAACAACATCCCTCTTGGTTGGCAATCTTAACAACGTTTTGAAAGCCGTCCTCTTGGGAATATGTTGCATCATTATGTATCCTTCTAATCTTCTTCATTAATTCATCATGCAAAGCTGCAAGGGCATTTTGTGAGAAGTA